AATACACCTGGAAGTAATACTGATGGTGGAACTGTGATTAATTTGTTTGTGTTTACATCAATTGTTTTAACCCAAGGATAGTAAACTGCTGCGTAGTTAGAATCTACTGATTCCGCCTGTGTTACCGTATCTGATAATGTTGTTGATGAATTACCTGCATCTGCTATAAAGAATGCATCTGCTCTTTGTTCAACCATATCAAGAATTGAAGTCCAAGTTGATGAATGTTGATTTCTATTAACACCAGGTGCTACTATCATATTAATGTCATATTCATCTGCATTTGATAATGCAGCGATATGTTTACCATATGCAATAGAACCGCTTGATGTTGATGTTGATAAGTTAAAACCTTGTGAGTTTGTTGCAACTATATCGGAACCTTTATAGATTGGAATTGTTGGATTTAAACCATCAAATCCTTCTTGGAATGCTACAATAAAGTTTCTTTTTGCAACATCAATAGCTAATGAACCTGTTAAATCTAATCCGTTTGTTGAATCCAATGAATAAACTATGTTTGAGCCAGTGGATGCACTATTTGGAATTGGTCTTAAATAGATTGAGTTATCTGGATTGTTATCTAAATCTATACCACCATATGTAGTAGAAGTTGCAACAACAAATGATGCCGTTGGTATTGTTCTAGCTAATCCAGCGGATACTGAAACAGGTAATTGGTAAGCTTCATGTGCATATGGAACTGCTTGAACAGGTATTTGTTCTGGTGAAACATAACCAAAATCATTTTCGTTCCATACTCTAATATATTTTGAATTATTCACCCAATCACCATATTCTTTTACTTTACCATCAGTTTGAATTGTTCTACTTCTATTACCAACAACTCTCAAAACATAATTTGGTGAATTAGGGTCTAAATTAACATTAGCGAATGTTTCTAGTACATTTTTCTTTTTGTTTGTATCAGTAAATGCTCTAACAATCAAAGTAAATGTACCATAATCAGTACCACTTACAGAACCAGCTGGTTTAATATTTGTAATACCTACTTTTACTTTTGTATTTGCCGCATTTCCTGCTCCTAATGTAATAAATTGTAGTAAAGAATGTCTTTCACCACTAATCAATTGAGATTTAATTACAGGAGATTTTGCTTCTTGTGCATCAAATGCAAAGTTTTGGTCTGCTAAAATTGATGCAGTTACATTTGAATTGTTGTGGTCAATTGCTGCAGAACGAGAACTGAAAAATGCATATACATATGCTTCTTTTGTTCCTCTAGCATTTGTACCAAATACAGCTTCTACATCATTTATATCAGTTACATCTAAAGATGCACTTAAAGCAGCTCCAAATTGAGAAGCAGATGGAATTAAAAATCCACCACCGAATGCTGAACCACTGATATTTGCTATATCTGTTGTAAATGAATTCGTATCAGTATCAGTATTAAATAATATTGCTAATGAAGTTGAAACTGAAGAAGTTGTTACCGAATATAGTAATAAAGGTGCTTTTTCAGTATATCCACCAACACCACCTACTCTACAAATGGTCGCTGTTCCTGCTTCTCTTAAATAGTTTTGTACTGCTAATGGTGTATAGTAAGTGTCATCAACACTACCAAACAATGTTTCAAATTCAGCTTGTGAATTAACAATTGTAGGTACTAATGGTCCTTCTTTAAAAGGTCCAATGAATGCTGCACCGATGTCTGCAATTCCTTGTTGTAAGAATGATAGGTCGTTTTCTTTTGTGAATACGCCTGGTGATACTAATTTCTCTGCCATTTTATATAGTTAATTTTTAAAAATTTGTAATTCTCAATATAAATATAAACTTTTAATTCAAAACAATAAATTATGGTCTATATGTTGGTTGAAAATGATTATAAACATTGGTAATATCAGTACCTGATAAAACACTATTATAGAATAGAACAGGTCCTAATTGACATTTTGCGTAATTATCAGCTCTACCCAATTTTATATCATATGAAGTTGTTGCTGCAAATGCCGAAACTGTTCCTGTTCCTACACTACTACCATTTAAATAATATGTTATACCTGCTGCTGCAGATACTGTCACTGCAACCATATGCCACGTATTCAATGCCGGTGCGGTGAATGTTTGAACGGTATTTGATATAGTACCTCTTGTTGATGAAAAATGAAATCCATCCCAAACAGATGAATTACTTGAGTATAGATAAAAGTTATAATCTCTATCTGCACCTTCTTTTGAGAATAATCCACCATATGTTGCTCCTGGATTAGCTGTCATTCTTACCCACGCAATAAATGTAATTGCCGATGTATCAAATTGTGTTATACCACCATTGATATTTGTATTTCTATCTTTATACCAAAATGAGTCAGTTCCATTTAATGTCCAATACTTATCAATTCTAGTTGCCCCATTATTATATGCAGGATTGGTTCCACTATATCCGGCCGCATTTTGTACACCGGCTGGTCTTACACCCGTATTATAACCTGAAAGGTCTAACCAATCGGTTGTTGCTGTACCATTTGTAGATGATGCTTTCGATGGGTCTAAATACATTCTTAATCCTGTCGATGGAATGTAAGGTTGTGTAGTTGTACCCTTATTGTGTGATATGGTTTTATTTGCCAAATACACATCGGATTCTTCTACATTTATAGTAACAATTTCAACATCTGAATTAACAATCTCAATATCGTATACCTCTATTTCAGATATTCCACCAATTTCATCATAAGTTACAATTAAATCTCCAGGAAGAATATCTTCAATATTTTTAAATTTATACTTCTCAATTTCAGCATCCCATGCATAAACTGGGTGTGTGCCTGTTGCTTTTATAAATCCATTATTAATATCATAATATCCACTAGCAAAGTTAAATACTAAATCTGCAACTACAACATTCTGTGCTGAACCTGATATGGATTCCTTCATATAAAATCTCCAATCAACTTGGTCACTTTCTGGACTTTGATTTTCATCAGGTAATCCATCAGGAACCCATGCTCTAATACTATCTCCAACTACTAAATCTTCAACATTAACTTCCGTACCGTCCGCTTTTGTTATTTTTGTACCAAATAGTAAACAGAAATCAGGTTGGTTGATTGTATTATAAACATCTACCGCATATAAGGTTTTTGTCGTTGTTGTGCCGTAGTTGGTTGCATTTAAATTATAACCATCTTGATACTTCATAGTAAGTACTGCCGATGCTTCCGAATATGTTGATTGTGCAATAGATGCCGGTGTAATAGGAATTATAGTAGGACCTGTACCAAAAGTATTAGAACCTGTACTAAAATTTGCATTATTAAATGAACAAGTAAAGTTTGCTAATTGTTGTTGTACTTTTGAGTAAAAAAGTGATCCTGTTTGTGAAAATGAGAATTGTGCATTTTCAGTTGTACTTTCTACTATATAAGTAAATGTAGGCGGTGTTACCGTAACGGCATCAGTTGCAAATCCCAATAAACTCGCGTTACTACCTGCACTAGCTCCGGCCAATCCTCCCAATGAAACTGCTCCTGGTCTTGCAGAACCGCTTACTGCTCTATATAAGTTACCTAATGATAAGTTAGTTCTTGCCATGTATTAATGATTATAATCCATTATAAATATCTAAAAGTTTTTGTTTCCACACTTCTTTATTTGAAAAGTGTTCTATCATCCAATTTTTAAGTTTTTCAAATTCCTTTTTACGGGTTTCGTAATCATCTTTACAAAGCGTTTCGTAGGTCTGCTTAAATGATTCCTTGTCAGACGCTTTGTATTTATAATCAAGTGGAACATGCCACCTCTCATGTAATATTGGAAGTTTACCCCAATCAACTGCTTCAAATATTCCATATCCGAATGGTTCATATTCAAAACAAGAGTGAGATATCCCCCAATCAAGTCGGTAGAACCTCTCTTTATATTTGTAATCAAATTTGTAAATCTTTGATTTTTCGAATCGGTATCCATATTTTTTTCTATAATATTTGTTAAAGGTTTCTGAATTTGTGAATATAATTGAATCCAATCCATCAATATATTCTACATTTTTTCTACCTTCTGCTCTTGCAGCAAATCCTATTTTAGTACTATCTTTTAATTCCAATTTATGTGAAAATTCGTAATAATTGGAAATATGATGAAGATTTTCAGTTTGATATGGGAAGTGATATAATCCTACCCAAATCTTATTTTTTATTTTATTTATCAATTCTGTTTCCCATTCCCAATTTCCATACCAATGTAAATATTGGTCTTTATTCATTTGACCTACCATTGATACTTTTGTCAAAT